ATATTTATTACGATATAATGATAAATATTTTATTACCATTTAATGCATAGAATCTACTAATTCTTCTTCATCTTCTTCTGGCTCAATAAATTGAATGCCGTGCCATCCAGTATGTTTACATTGACCAAATTTCTTGTTCATGTACTCAAATAATTCCTCGCCCTTTGGAACCTTTCTAGATCCTTGTGTAATCTCAAACCAATGCTTAAACTCTTCCTGTAAACTTCTTTTACCAATTTTGTCTTTGTTAATACCAGTTTTTATAATTCTATCAATTACAAATGCTGCAATATGATCCTGACCCTTTCTATACTTATTTGATGCATTTAAAACAGTTTCACAATTTTCAACTATACCATTTGTTTCAAATGCTCTTTTTACTAACATGCTTGCGAAAACAGGCGCTAAACTTGGAAGCTTATCTTTCAAGCTCTTATCTTTTGGATATACATATTTTGTATCGTCATCATATGTTTCACCATCATCAATGAACTTTGACATAAAATCGCATTTTCTAATTCTTCTCCAAGTACCATCATCATTACTATCAATGTCAAATAAATTATTGGTACAAACAACTAAAGTAAATTGCGGATCAAATATTTCTGATTCAGAATACAACCCTCTTGCTTGAATAGGATCCCCACCTGTCAATTCTTTCATTATACCTTCATTTAATTTAGCTCCTTTTGTGGGTTCTTGCATTACAGCATATCTTATACCTTTAAGCTTCAACACTTCATCCGAAGTTCCGCCAATTTTACCTCTTATATCTGTAACAAGCGTAATTGGCACTGTTCCCTTATATTCACCTAATGTAACCGACATTAAATCAGCCATAATAGATTTACCGTTTGAACCACTTCCGTGATATACATTGAATGTCTGGTTTTTATTTGCACCAATAAAACATGATGCTAAATGATCATACATATATCGTTTTAAATCAGGGATTGGAAATAATTTTTGCATAAATTCTTCTATTTCTGCTGCAGTCTTTCTAAAATCTTCGCTACTAATGTTTTCTTCATATGAAACATAATTTATTCTTGTTGTTTTCGTAATATAATCTTCGGGATATCCTTCTCTGAATGTTTTTGTAACAAAGTCAACAACCCCATTATTAAAACACATTAAATATTTGTTTGTATCCATATTTCTAATGAATTCTCCATCATAAAAGATTTCTGCAGCTTCACGCATAATATGATCTTTATCTCCAGTTTTTTTTGTTTTGGTACTTAAATCTACAATTTTTGCCATTTTTTTTGACAGAAATGTTTTTCTTTCATCATCATCCTGATATTCAATTATTTCTTTTGACAAACGGTCAACTTTGCTTTGTATTAAATAATAAAATTCTTCTGAAATTTTATTTCTCAAACAAAGACCTTTATCTGAAACCCATCTATGATTTTTAAATTGATACCATATACCTCTTTTATCGTAACTTACACAAACAAACCTATCTTTATAAATTTGCTTTAATGCCATTGCTGCGTCATATTCTGTGCCTGTTTCAAAATATTTTTCCAAATAATAATCTATAGTAGTTTCTTTTATCTTTTGATATTCATCATAATTATCTTTTCTTAACCAATACATAATTGATTTACGGGTTACTTTACCGCCGTCTTGATTTGATTTATGAAATTTCTTCCACATGCCATATAATTCAGGAATGCTATTGTAATCAAAATCAGATGCTTTGCTTCTTAGTTGAATCCATGATAAGAACAATCTTTCGTCTGTATGCTTTAATGCAAAAGCAACCTGGCGATTTAACAAGTGTGAGCCAGGTTGATAATATTTTTCAGGCAATGCTTTAGTGAAATAATGTGTTTCAGCTATCTCATATTCATTCGCATGTAATCGCTTCAACATTAAATTTATAGCTTTATCCAACGTTTCACTATCTTTAATATCATTCATTGATATGTATTCTTCATCTTCATTTTCATCATCATCATTTTCTACAATTAAATTCATCTTAATTTTGCTAGATGCTTTTTTTATTTTTTTTGTTTGATTATCTAAACGTTTATTGTATTCATCTACAATTTTTGGGTTTATTTCAAACTTTGGATGATTGCTATATTGAACTGATAATCTAGCAAAATTTGTTTTCATATCGTAATCTTTCACTTCTAATTCTTTCATACACAATTCACCATCTGCGGGGTCAACCGTAAATCTATAATGATGTGTAAATTCATATGCTTCATTTCCTGGTTTTCTGGAACCATAAAGCTGCCAATTTGTTTTTCCTTTACTAATTCCCTCATCTAATACTGAATCCCATGTATTTATAAGAGGTAAATCCCAAATTTCAGCAAGTTTATTCAACATTTTGTCACGAATTAAGATCTGCATTGTATGATCAATCTGAGCTCCAATGATCATATGAATACCATCTTTAGTTAGCGAACCATCCGCTAACCTATTTACATTTTGTTTTTCCATAATAAATACATCAAATGTGGCATCCGAATTTATTAAATAACATTCCTTAAGTAATTCGGCATATTCGCATACCATATCTGAAATATGTTCGCTAGTATGTTGTCTAGTAGTTACATCATGATTATATCTAAAATCAAAATCTACAGCCATGGGTCCACCACTTTCCAATTGTTTTTCGGTTAGATATTCTTTGCGTTTCTTTACAAATATACTATCATAATACAAACTATAGAAGACTGGTAAATCTTCCTTGGGAATTAAATATGAACCTGGATATATGTTTAACTCTTTGTCAGGAATTCTTGTATGTGTATGACCAACTGAGTCTCCTGGTTTTTCATTCTTTGCACTATGCTTTGCCAAAAATTCATTTAAATCTTTAAATTGTGACGATGACGTCATTGAAGTAATCATTGTTGATATAATATATCAACATTTTTCTATTTCATTTTTTTTAAAATTTAAAATTTCATATATTTTAGATTTTTGAGAATCTCTACTTAAAACTTACATTATTTTTTAAATAGATTTAAAAAACTAACACTATTAATATGTAATAAATGTCAATATTTGTTTCAAAAGAAACTATTTCTAGATTATTAAAGGATGTAAAACAAATTTTAAAGAATCCTCTCACCGAAAATGGAATTTATTATATACATGACGATACTGACATGATGAAAGGTTATGCGCTCATTATCGGACCGTCTGATACGCCATATTTTGGAGGAAATTATTTTTTTGAATTAAATTATCCTGCTGATTATCCTCACAGTCCACCAAAAGTGAAGTATTGGACAAATGCCAATAATATTCGCTTTAATCCGAATTTATATGTTTGTGGTAAGGTATGCGTTTCACTTTTAAATACATGGCGAGGAGATCAATGGACATCATGTCAAACGATTTCTACCGTTCTTCTTACATTGTGTACGTTGCTATGTAGCGACCCATTACTAAATGAACCTGGTGTCAACAAATCTCATAATGATATGTCTAGTTATAATGAAATTATTGAATTTGCCAATATTGATGTGGCTGTATGTGATATTATTGAAAAAAAACAGAGTGTTTTCATGCCTTTTTTTGAAAATTTTTATCCTTTTATAAAAGAAAATTTTATAAAAAATTATGAAAAGTTACTTGAAATATCTAATAAAAAGAATGAAGAATTTAAAAATACTCCTGTTAATTTCAGAACTGGATATTATGCTATGAATGTCAATGTAGACTATAATAAAGTTATTCACCGTATAGAAGCATGCAAAGAAATTGTTAAAATTATGTAGTTGTTTTATTATAGATATATTTATTGCATATTGTCAACACATTCCATAGAACAACAAATTTTATCGCATCGTCGTCTACTATAAATATATTTAATAATCATTTTACCACAAGCATCGCAATATTGAACATCGCGAATATCTTGTAATACGTATTGCATTTTTTCTCTATGTTCTGGGTTGAACTCATAAATATTTATTAATATTTCATGTGGTACTTTTGAAGTTAAACTCATAATCTATTATCAATTTATACTTGTAAATAAGTCAAAACAAATTAAATCAATTTTATTTGTTTTATTTTGGTTTTTGTTTTTTATTTTATTGTTTTAAAGAAAATTGAAATAAATAAATAATTTAAAGGTATAGTATATATCAAACAATGCACTTCTGTTCAAACTGCTCCAATATGTATTATATTCGCATTAATAGCGATGACCCTAATAAGCTAGTATATTATTGTCGCAAGTGTGGTAATGAGGATAAAACATTGGCGATAGAAAATGTATGTGTCTCCAAGACACTAGTAAAAAAAACAGAACAAACATTTAGTCATATTATTAATAAATACACAAAGTTGGATCCTACTTTACCTCGCATTAGTAATGTTTTATGTCCTGATCCAGAATGCCCTACTAATAAAGAGGGGGTTCCGAGGGAAATTATTTACATTCGTTATGACGATGTGAATATGAAGTATGTTTATTTGTGTTCTGAATGTGATACAGTTTGGCAAACGAGTGATATTTCGTAAATAATGTGTTATTTAATATAACATCTATGATGTTACAAATTTATTGGTGATGTATAAATTTTTTATGTTTTTATTTTTAAAGAAAATTGATATTAAAAATAAAATGTAATTTAAAAGTATCTTTAGTTAATATAATAATGAGCGGCGACGACTATTCTGATTCCGAAAATTCTGATGAAGATACTATTGTATCTGCTTCTAATAAAAAATTACCTATTAAATTAAACATTGCAAAATTTGGACAGGATGATGATGATGATGCTGAACCTGATGATGCCGAACCAGTTGATGATGATTCTGAAGATTCTGATGATGATGGCATTGTAGGTGGGGCTGACTCTGATCTTGAGGAAGGAGAAATAAAAGAAGAAGAGGAAGATGATGCGGAGCCAGAGGAAGAAGAACTTAATTCTGATGATGAAAGCGATAGTGATATAGAAATAAACGAAGATGGTGAGCCAATTGAAAAGGCGTCGGCATCTTTAAACAATAAAGTAAAACCTTCTAAATTTAAGAAGACACCAATCATAATGAATGATGACGATGATGACGAAGACGATGAATATGACGAAAGTTATTTGCATAAATTTGATAGCGAAATTGTGAAAAATTATGTCAACGATTTTCATCCGGAATGTTTAAGTCACAATTATGATGAAATCGCCAAATTATGTGTTGTAACTAGAAATCCTGATGGGATTATTATTGATCCATTACATAGAACTATTCCTATGTTAACTAAATACGAAAGAGCGAGAATTTTGGGTCAGCGTTCTAAGCAAATTGAAACAGGTGCGAAACCGCTTGTCAAAGTTCCTGAAACCATAGTGGACGCTTATATTATTGCAGAATTGGAGCTTAAAGAAAAGAAAATCCCATTTATCATTAGAAGACCAATCCCCGGCGGAGCTTCTGAATATTGGAATTTGAAGGATTTGGAGAATATTGCGTTTTAAGTAGCAAAAATATATTATTTAAATTTGGTACTTAAAGAAAATTTACGAAAAAACACTGTTTTTTTTGGGGGCAAAGTTTTTTGGTTTTTGAAAAATGGACAAAAATAAATGTCCAAAAATGGGAATTTCAAAATTCAACTTGGGAAAAATACAATTGTATGACCATAATTGAATTTTATGGTGTGGACACAGAAAAAATAATTTTCATTTTGTTACTGTAAAATTTAAATATTATTGTGTGGAAAAGGATTTAGGCGTTTTTTATATTTCCATATAGTATAGAAATGGAAGTGAAATTTACGCCAAAAAACGCCGTATTTTGTTGCAATTTATGTGACTTTAAATGTATTAAAAATAGTGACTGGGTCAGACACAATAACACCAAAAAACACATTCATCGTCACAATGGAAGTAATTTGGAAAGCGCGGCAATCATAAAAAACGCCGACTACACATGTAAATGTGGTAAAAAATTTTTTACTAGTTCAGGATTATGGAAGCATGAAACTAAGGGAACTTGTGATAATAATGAAAATAAGGATAACATTAAAGATGATGTAGTTGTTAGTGAAAAATTAGTTGAATACTTAATGAAGGAAAACTCTGAGCTGAAACAGATGATAATTGAGGTTTGTAAAAATGTAAATTCTGGTAACAATACAAGCCATTCACATAACAACACTCATTCACATAATAAGACATTTAACTTGCAATTCTTTTTAAACGAGACCTGTAAAGATGCAATGAATATTATGGATTTTGTTAATTCTATAGAGTTACAGTTGAGTGACTTGGAAAGTGTAGGGAAATTAGGGTTTGTAGAAGGTATTTCCAATATCATAACAAGCAACCTAAAAGCATTAGATATTACACAGCGACCAGTTCATTGTACTGATAACAAGAGAGAAACTATTTATGTAAAAGATGAGAATAAATGGGAAAAAGAAGACGACCAAAAGGTTAAGCTGAGAAAGGCTATTAAGAGGGTCGCAACTAAAAACCTGTGCTTGCTTCCAAAGTTCAAAGAGGCACATCCTGATTGTAACAGGTCATCTTCTAAATACGCTGACCAATATAATAAAATTGTTATAGAAGCATGTGGAGGTCGCGGAGATAATGACCTGGAAAAAGAAGATAAAATTATTAGAAAAATAGCCAATAATGTTCTAATAGATAAACAAAATTTCTAACATACTACTGTTTTTGTGTTTTCTCTTGTTACGCAGCCAGGAAGAAATAAAATATTTAATTGGAATTGATATAAAAATAATGCAGAATATATTTATATATTATGTTTGAAGCCTTACAAAGAATGTATTTGCAATTAAAATCGTTTCTAATATATATATCTTGCAAGATGTCTGTAATGAGTGAAGAACCTCATTACCAACCTTTACCAGAGGATGATATTCAAAATATATTTTTATAATATTTTATATTTTACACTTTTATAATATATAACATAGTTTATAGTTTAAAAATATATTATAAAATTAAATATACCACTCTATGAAAGCAGCATTGTGTTTTATAATAAGTTACGAACATATTTTGAATAAAGAAGACATATGGAGAGAATGGATAGAACCTAATAAGGATATAATCAATGTCTATTTTTATTACAAAGATATAAAAAAAATTAAGTCGCAATGGATTCGGGAGCACGCAATTCCGCCGAATTATATATTTGAAACCAGTTATTATCATGTTATACCAGCTTATTTATCTGTTATGGAGTTTGCTGCATCACATGATAAAAACAATAGTTGGTTTTGTATGCTCACTGATTCATGTTGTCCGATAATTTCGCCCAAGAAGTTCAGACACTTATTTTATTCGTTTTTTAACAAAAGCATTATGCGTTGGAACAAACCAGGTTGGAATATTGAGTTACATCGGAGAGCAAACTTGAATAAGCTACCCAAAGAACTTCAGTTGGCAAATGATCCTTGGTTCATACTAAAGAGAGAAAATGTCTTGCAAGTAGCACATTTTATCAAGACAAAACCGGATATAACCAAGACTATATGTAGTGGCGGATTAGCAAATGAAAGTTTATTTGCCATTATTTTGTATTGCTATAAACAACTAAGCTGGGAAACAAGAACAAGTTCGGTTATATCAGCTGTTACACATATTGCAGATTGGTATAGAATGTCTTCTGTAACAAGTCCTTATCTGTTTAAAGAGGAAAACGAAAGAGATGTCAAGTTTATTGATACCGAATTAGAGAGAAATGAGTATGCAATGTTTATTCGCAAAGTGGCACCAGAATATCCAAATGAAATTTTGCGACATTATATTTATGAACACGGAAAGGAGCATGACGACAAATTGGTTATTAGAGAGCCGGCTATTTTTGTTTATAATAGGTACAAAAGGGGAGGAACCTATCTATTATTGGTATTATTTGCTTATTTTGTGTATTGTTATTTCTTGTAATAGGATTATTAGTAAATTATAAAAAAGGATTATAAAAAAGGATTATATAAAAAAGAGTTAAACAGATTACACTCTATTATATAATTGTAACTATGACATTGAAATCTTTATTTTTGACTATGGTTCCAACAGATAAAATAATAAAAAACATGGAGTTTCCTTCTTGTAAAAATTGTATTTATTATAAACCAAGTTTTTTGAATAATGATTTTACGTCTACATTCAATAAATGTTATAAATTTGGAGAGAAAGATGTCGTTACAGATAAGGTAACATATAATTTTGCGGATTTCTGTAGGAATGATGAAACCGAGTGTGGAAAAGAAGGTAAATATTTTGAAAAAGAAAAAAACATAAAATTCAAGGTTTTTCGCCATAAAATCATTAGCAATTGGCCTTTTAGTTTGCCTATAATGTTGATAGCAATAAATTTAATTATAAAAGTTTTATTTGGAAAATAATTTAATAACAATATTATTGTAATATATAATAATGTTATTTTTGGGATACATTTATTTAGTTTTTTTTGTACCGTTTGTTTCTTCTTTAAACCAATTATCGTTTAGTGGTGGTGGCTCGCTTGGTGCGGTTGAAATCGGCATAATCAAAAATTTATCAGAAAGAGGGTTAAAAAAGTTTGATTTATATACGGGTATTTCTGCAGGAGCGTTAAATGCCGGTTTATTATCGTATTTTTCTAAGATTGATAATGGCATTAGTGTGGCTGAAAATATCTATTCCAATTTAAGAAATCGTATGGTTTATAAATTGTTACCAACTACGGATCTCTCTTTGTTGAATACAGAGCCATTATTCAGCACCTTGACGGATATTATCAAT